CGTTCGGGTGCCAGCTTGTTGCTATTGGCCCTGTTGCTGGGGCAGTTGTTGTGCCCATGAACTCAGCAATAAGCTCAACCAATTGGTTGGGATTGATATTTGATCCCAACGAAGCAAGTAGCGGTGCAGCAGGTTTTAGGAATATACTTGCCAGGCCTGATGAGACACCTCCCATGGCCAAGTTAATAGAACCATTAGTTTGATCCCCCGTCCAATTAGTTGGGGACGAGGCAGAAACAACAGCGCTAGCCATATCGCTGGCTACTGCTTGTCCAAGCCCATACGATGATCCTGAGGCTGGGAATGTAGATGATGCAACATTCATTGTTGTTACTTGGTTCGTTGGTCCTGAAAATCTGACTCGATATTTCAGCCAGATATTACCTAGGATTGCTCCATTCGTGCCGCTTGCATGCCAGAAAACCGATCCGGTGGTGTTGAAACCAGATGGGTTACTGCCGTTCGCTGTGAAATGCCACTTCGATTTCATCAGCCTATCCACTGGTAGACGTACTCTCCCTCCTACCCACGGTACATCTGAGAACCGGGGCTCGACTCCCATTGCTGTTGAGAGACTCGAAGGTACGTCGTTACCATCATACGCAAATCCAGTGACTTGGATGCCAGAGACGTTAGTTCCAACCGCTGGTCGGAACTCTAACTCTGCGGCCTCTACCCTATACTGCGAGTAGAGTTGCGCAAACGTGTCGAGGCGTGTCATTCCGGATGCACCAGGCCAAAATTGCGTGCTCTGCGGCGGCGCAGTTGACGCTGGTACGACACAAGTCATGGCTAGTTCTGTAAACTCTAGAACAAGCTCATCACCTCGAATGGTCCCGTTAGCTCTTGCGTTGAGCTGACCATATGAATATCCAGCGGCTACGCTGGATTTGGGCTTAAGGGCCTTTCGGCCTGCACCTCTTCGGCGCATCGGATTTTGCCTTTTGGACATCTTCCGCACCTATACCAGGAGACGTAAGCACTTGCCCCAGTCCACTGCTCGTATCTCATCTTCAAGAGCCACTTGATCTTCAGGAGATATATCGAACGCAAGACTGTAGCTAGCACGAACTTCTGGAGTGACACTCAACCCAACAAACGCCTTCTCTCTATCGAGCTTTCTCAACATTTTCGTGTCTAAATAGCTCTCATCGAAATCAACGTTTGCTAATGCCCTTTCCAAAGAAGAGGCAATTACATTAAGGATTGGTACACCGTCTGACATAACGCGCTCACAATGCATCACGGCTTTTGCATATTTAAGCCAAGCGCGTCC